TATGCTATTAAAACCTATCTAGAAACTTACGATAATACACAATCTAAATACGTACCTTTTGTTTTGTTTCCAGAACAGGAAATGATGCTCTCAAACTTCGAAAAGTACAATGACAATATAACTAAAAAATATAGACAGGCTGGGGTGTCCACCGCTACCGCTGCCTGGGTATCCAAAAAACTACAATTCGCTTCTAAAACAAAACCAGAAAAAATTCTTATTATTGCTAACAAATTAGATACAGCGTCGGAATTTGCAAATAAAGTAAGAGGTTTTTTAAATCAGTGGCCTGAGTGGATTAATGTAGGATTTTCAAAAGAAAAAGACTCACAAAAACATTTTAAATTAAATAATGGTTGTGAAGTAAAAGCTGTAGCTACGTCAGTAGATGCGTTAAGGGGGTATACCCCCACCACACTAATATTTGATGAAGCAGCATATATAGAAGCGGGTGATGATTTTTGGGCTGCTTGTATGGCCTCTTTATCCACAGGAGGTAAAGTAATAGTTATATCTACCCCAAACGGATACGATAAAATTTATTATGAAATATACGAACAATCTATAAAAGGTTTAAATAGTTTTGTTATTTCTGAGTTACATTGGGAAAATGACCCTAGATTCACTAAAGACTTATTTTGGGTTAAAACGGATGATATAGTACACTTTCTATTAAATAGAGAAGATTATGATGAAAATAACTTTATACACGAGAAAGAATTATCAAAGTTTGTTGAATTAACCCAAAACGGATACAAACCATGTTCTTCGTGGTTTGAAAGTATGGTAAAAAAACTTAAATACGACAGGAGAAAAGTGGCACAAGAAATTGAAAGTGCGTTCTTAGGTTCAGGTGACAATGTGGTACCTGTAGACACTATAGAAAAAATAAAAAATGAAGATATTAGAGACCCAGAAACTATGTTTGTAGGTAATCAATTATGGGTTTGGGAGGAACCACAAAAGGACCATCGATATATACTAGGGTGTGACGTAAGTAGAGGGGATTCAGAAGATTTCACATCAATAGTCATTATTGATTTCGACGAAAGACGCCAAGTAGCGGAATATTTGGGTAAAATTCCACCGGATTTAGCCGCGGACTTAATATATAAATGGGGTGGAATGTACAAAGCTTATGTAGTAATAGATATTACAGGAGGTATGGGTGTAGCGACCTCCCGAAAACTACAAGAATTGGGATATAAGGATTTATATGTAGAAGGAACCAACACTGCTGATAAATGGAAATATGACCCAAACGGTGGAACCAAGATACCAGGGATAGCATTTAACAATAAAAGAACTCAGATTGTTTCCGCGTTTGAAGAAGCATTACGACATAAATTTATAATTAGGTCTAAAAGACTATTAAATGAAATGTATACCTTTGTTTATATAAATGGAAAACCTAATCATATGAAAGGGAAACATGATGATTTAATAATGGCATTAGCAATGGCTTTATATGTTGGAGAACATTCTTTCTCACAATTACAAAGGGCAAATAACCTAACAAAAGCTATGTTAGATAGTTGGGTAACAGGTACTTCTAGTGATGAATCCACACCTAAACACAGAAGTCCACAACAAAATCAACCAATATATGGTGTACCAGGTAATACCCATATGGACGCGAAACAACGATATAAAGACTATGGGTGGTTATTTGGTAAAGTACAATGATAAATGTTTTACTATTTATAATATAATTCCTATTATTAGACAACATGGCAGATTTAACAATATATCAAAGACTAAGTAAATTGTTTGGACCAGCAGGACCAACAAGCACTGAACCATCGTATCAAAAATTCAATATAGGTTCAGGAGACATCTTAAAAACTGACTCAAAGAAAGAATTTGAAAAAGAAAAATTACAAATTCAACAATCATTATATCTATCTAATCAATGGCAAAAGATAGACAACGAATTATATACTAAATCCATTTACTACGAACCAACACGACTTGCTTCATATTATGACTATGAATCTATGGAGTTTACACCGGAAATTTCTGCAGCTTTAGATATCTACGCAGAAGAATGTACTACCCCATCTGAAAAAGGTTATATTCTAAGTCTATATTCAGAATCAACTAGGATAAAGTCTATTTTAGGTGACCTATTTAACAACATCTTAGACGTTAACACCAATTTACCAATGTGGATTCGTAATACATGCAAATATGGAGATAATTTTGTTTATTTAAAAATAGACCCAGAGAAAGGAATAATAGGGTGTAATCAATTACCAAATATTGAAATGGAAAGAAACGAAGGTCATAGTTATTTAAATCAATTAAATAATGATGATGAGGAAGCACATGTTGTAGAATTTAAGTGGAGAGAAAAAGAACTAAAATTCAATTCATGGGAAATAGCTCATTTTAGACTTTTAGGGGACGATAGAAGATTACCTTATGGTACATCTATGTTAGAAAAAGCCCGAAGAATATGGAAACAATTATTATTAGCGGAAGACGCTATGTTAGTATATAGGACATCTAGAGCACCAGAAAGAAGAGTATTTAAAATATTTGTTGGTAATATGGATGATAAAGATGTGGAAGCATATATTCAAAAAGTAGCTAATAAATTTAAAAGAGACCCGGTAGTTGACCCATCTAACGGTAATGTTGATTTAAGAATGAATCAAATGGCGGTAGACCAAGACTATTTTATCCCTGTTAGAGACCAAGCAGCCGCTAGTCCCATAGACACCTTACCAGGAGCTACTAATTTAAGTGAAATTGCCGATATAGAATATATCCAGAAAAAACTTCTAGCTTCTCTAAGAATACCGAAAGCTTTTTTAGGGTTTGAAGAAGTAGTGGGTGAAGGTAAAAATCTCGCATTACTAGACATTAGGTTTGCACGAACTATAAACCGTATTCAAAAAGCTATAATACAAGAATTAAATAAAATTGCTATAATTCATTTATATGTTTTAGGGTTTGAAGACGAGCTAGAGAATTTTTCACTAGGACTCACCAATCCTTCAACACAAGCAGAGTTACTGAAACTAGAACAATGGCAAACAAAAATAACTTTATATAAGGATGCGGTTGGTGACCCAGGAAGTGGTATAGCACCAGTATCCGCTACATGGGCAAAGAAATTTATTTTAGGTATGAGTGATGAAGAAATTAAATTAGATTTACAACAACAAAGATTTGAAAAAGCTTTATCTGGTGAATTAGAAAAAACCGCAGAAACAATTAAGAAAACAGGGTTATTTAATACGGTTGATAAATTATACGGTGAACCGGTAAAAGCAGATGAACCAGCAGGTGAAGGTGGTGAGGAACCAGGAACCGAAGAAGGTAGTGAAGATATGTCAGCTTTTGATATGGGTGGTCCGGAAACCGAAGCACCAGGAGGAGGAGAAGAAGTCACAGAACCAGACCTACCAACAGCAGAAGGATTTAATGTAGAAAAAGGATTACCTCTATTAATGGAAGAAAAAGGTTTGTCATTGTCAGGCCTAGAAGAGATACGTAACAGGACTAATGATAATATCGACACAATAAATAAAGAAGTTAAGTCATTATTAGAAGATTAACTATATTTATTATAAAAAGCTATCCATGAAAAGATTCTCATATTACAAAAATAGTATAGACAGTATACTAGAAAATTCATTTAAAGAAAGTAAAACGTTTAAGAACAATTTATCAGTTATTATGGGTGCGATGAAGTACTCTAAAATACTAAGAGAGTTTTTTACTTTATATAATGAAATAGAAACTAAAAAATTCGAAAATACCGATAAGAGTTCTCAATATATAAACGAAGCCTTAAGTTTTCTAAAAGAAAACAAAACAAAACTGAAAAAGGTAACACCAATTCTAGATAAAATTATAGAAGACAGAAAAGAACTATGTAAAAAATCAACCAATATAATTTATGAAAAAATAGACGATATTATCTTTAACACCAAGATAACTAACCTTAACTCTATTGCAGAATCCAAAACCTATTTAATAGAATCAGCCCTCAACTCAAATAAAAAAGTATTAAAGAAGATAATAAGTCCTAAGATATTATCACATGTTTTAACCAAGAATTATGAAGAAACATACGGAACTTCTTTAACTGAATCACAAAAACATATACTTAAAAATACTTTATTAATGACTGAAGACACATTAACCAAAGAATATAACACAACTAAGGAAGTTACCTTAAATAAAATTAATAGTTTACTTGCCGAATCTACAGATGAAAGTCTATCAGCAAAATTAGTACAGGTAAAGAATGAAATCACGACGTTAACTCAATCAAAAAAATCATATATTAAGGTTAGGGGCCTTCTAGAGGACTTGAAGTAAACAGGGATATTTTTTATATTTTATATATAAAAATTAACAAATGTTAAAACAAGGAAGAGAAGTAAAAACTAATATTTCAGACGTATTCAGAACATCATATGGTACGGTAGATATGTCCACACTAAAATCGATTTTTTTAAATCTATCAACGTGGGCTGAACCTGTAGAAGAAAAGGATTGTTGGGTTAGACCGATAAAAAAATTTAAAAATCATATAAAAAATACGGTTCACAGACAACTAACCTACACACCATTTAAAGATATCGCTATAGTAGATTTAGACTTAAGAGCTAGTGGGGTAAAACCAGGTAAAAGAAGTTTTATGAAATGTGAAGTAACCCTATTTTTAGATAGCAAACAAAACTATAATATAAAATCTACAGAAATAGCTTCCCCAATAACACAACTAACTAATAGAATCATCACAGAATCTTTATTATCCTCTACTATATTTAAATTTCATACCACTAAGAAGGAGAAACAAGTAAAACTAACATAAATTTTTTACTTTAAGTTTATATTTATAGAAAAACTAGTTTATGAGAGTATTAGAAGCACGTGAAATAGGTCACGGAATATTAGTAGAACACGATGGGTATATTTCACCCTTAGACAATAAGGGGGTCATTAAAGAAATAAACGACCCAGATTTCGACGGTGAAATATATATGAACGCCATATTACAAAAATATGACACCCCTAATAGAAATGGTAGAATCTATCCCGAAAAAATACTGAAAAGAGAAAATGAGAGATATCAGGAAGTAATAAAAAAAGGTGGTTCTATTTCCGAATTAAACCATCCAGAATCTTCCTTAATTGATTTAGATAGAGCTTCACATATAATCACTAAAACATGGTGGGATGGAAATAGATTGATAGGTCGTTTAAAATTACTTACTTCACCCGCGTATTTAAAAGATGGGGTGATATCTTGTGTGGGTGACCAAGCAGCCAATTTATTAAGACAAGGGGTTACTTTAGGCATATCATCAAGAGGTGTCGGTTCACTAACAAAAAATGGAGAATATAACGAAGTACAAGATGATTTTGAATTAATTTGTTTTGATTTAGTTTCCTCACCATCTACACCTGGGTCATACTTATTTAAAGAAGATGAGTCCGCAGACACCGTAGATGAAGCTACCACAACCTTAGAGGGGGTTGATACCGAAAAAGGCAATATAGATAAATCCCTAAATCTCATGTCTAAATTAGATAATTTCTTAAATAGATAAATTCCTTTTAATCCTATATAGATAAGGATTTTTTACAATAATTGTATATTTATAATAAAACCGCATATACATGTATGTGGCTTTATATAATAAACTTTAAAAAAATAAAAAAAACGTGAGCGAATCAATTTTAGAAAAAGCGTTGCTCGAGGCTGAACAGTTGGAAGACACTATGAAGTCTAATGCAAAAGAAATACTTTCTTCGACTATGAAGGAAGAAATTCATGAGTTAGTAAAAGAATCGTTAAATGAAGACGATTACATTAAGGAGCAA